AATTAGCGTGTGAGGTGGGATAATGGCAAAGTATGAAGAATGGTTAACTCCAGAAGGATTACTATTGATTGAAGGTTGGGCTAGAGATGGCTTAACAGATGAACAGATAGCACATAACATTGGCATCAGTAGAAAGACTCTATCTGAATGGAAAGTTAAGTATAGTGACATTAGTGACACCTTAAAAAAGGGAAAAGAAGTAATTGATCGTCAAGTAGAGAATGCTTTATTAAAACGAGCGTTAGGTTACTCATATACAGAGGTAACTAGAGAAGGTGGAGTAATCACTAAAGAAGTTACTAAAGAAGTACATCCAGATACAACAGCTCAAATATTTTGGTTGAAGAATCGTAAACCTAGTGAGTGGAGAGATAAACAACAGATTGAACATTCTGGTGAAACTGGGGTGAAGATAATAAATGACATCCCACGAAACAGAAGTTAGTTTAATTAATGTAATTGCTCCATCTTTCTATGATGTGCATTGGGATATATTAGATGGTAATCATACTCACTATTGGTTGAGTGGTGGTCGAGGTAGTACGAAATCCTCTGTAATAAGTGTAGAAATTGTATTAGGTATTATGAGTGATCCTAATGCGAATGCGGTTGTATTGCGTAAGGTAAAGGATACTCTAAAAGATTCTGTATTTGAACAGTTATGTTGGGCAATAGAAGCGCTAGGTGTTACTGATAAATGGGAAATTCCAGAAGCTAAACTTGTATTAACTTATTTACCAACAGGACAAAAGATATTATTTCGTGGTGCAGATAAACCTAAGAAAATAAAATCAATCAAGTTTAGTAAAGGTTATACAAAGTATATATGGTACGAAGAGCTAGATGAGTTTGCAGGTATGGAAGAAGTAAGGATGATTAACCAATCATTAATGCGTGGTGGAGAAGAATTTAAAGTATTCTATTCTTACAATCCTCCTAAATCAAAAAATAACTGGGTAAATACAGAAAAATTACTCACTAGACCAGACCGTTTAGTTCATCACTCAAACTACTTATCAGTACCAGAAGAATGGCTAGGTAAAATCTTTATAACAGAAGCCAAGCATTTAAAGGACACTAAACCTAAATCTTATGAACATGAGTATTTAGGAGAAGTTACTGGTACAGGTGGAGAAGTATTTGACAATGTTAAAATAAGGAGTATAACTGATGAAGAAATCGAATCCTTTGAGAATATCAAACGAGGGGCAGACTTTGGATATGCGATTGATCCTTTCTCTTATGTTGAAGCTCATTACGATAGGAAACGTAAAAGGTTATATATCTACCACGAATTATATAAAGTGGGGTTGTCAAATACACAAGCGATCGCTCACATTAAAGAGCAAAACAAACTAAATGACTTCTTAATCGCAGATAGTGCAGAGCCTAAATCTATTCATGAGTTTAGACAACATGGATTACGAGTGAAAGCAGCTAAGAAAGGTCCAGACTCCATTGAATATGGTATTAAGTTCTTACAAGACCTGGAAGAAATCATCATTGATGATATACGTTGCCCAGAAACTGCTCGAGAGTTCTTAACCTACGAATTAGAGAAAGATGCAAATGGTAATTTTAAAGCGAAGTATCCAGATGTAAATAACCATAGTATAGATGCAGTACGATACGCACTAAATGATGAAGTAATGAAGCATAAGGAACATAAGAAAACAGAATATGATCCACTCAACCCAACACCACAAGAGAAGCATGAGAAGATGGTACGACAAATGACAGGGCGAAAGCCACAAATAAAATCTATGACGAAATGGTGATTAGGTGAATGAGATTTATTATATGTAGGTTATTTCATCTAAGAAGATATTGGACAATATACAACACGTGGTATGGTGAAGCTGACTTTAGAGTAATCAAATGCAATAAGTGTGAAAGATATTACAGTATTAAATTAGGGAGAGAAGAACCTTAAATGAAAAAACAAGATGAATTATTAGTATTAGTCGTTTCAATGTTAAAGAAACTCGGTGGTACATTTGAAATAACTCCAGAAATGGCTACATTTGAACTAGATCAAGAGATTGTGATATTAACAGATCCAGAAACTAGAGTGACTACTGTTGCATTACGAGATAAGCAAGAGCAAACTAATTAAAGTGGTGAGATAATGGATAATTATTGTTCTGTATGTGGAAATACGCTACATGGTTTTGTGCGTTGTATGTGTAAACCGAGAAAATTTAAATTAAATATAGATTTAAACAAATGGAAAACAGGAGAACCTATGGAAAATTGTGAACCAATTGACGATGAATTAAGACCTATACCGATTTTAAATAGAGAATTAAAGAAATTAAAACAAGAAGTAGTAAAACTAAATGATGAATTAAAGGAAAAAGAATTAGCGATTCATAGCATAGAAGGTGCAATCAAACATCTAAAAGAAAGAGGATGGTGATTATATGATTCTATTCTTTAGTGGTGTCATGGCTACAATCGGCTTAGTTGGTCTATTTGGCGCAGGTTATTTACTCGGTAACAAGAATACACCTAAAAATATAACTAGACCTCCAACGGACGAAGAACATCAACTAAAACAACTTGCGATTATGAAAGATTTTAACAATCTGATGTCCTATGACGAACATAAAGCGTACAGTAAGAAGGTGAATTAATTGACCAATAATGAGTTTGTAATAGTAGGTTTAGTATTCGAAGTACTTTCATTCTTTACTTTACTGATGTACGGAGCTTATAAATGGGGTTATGAAGTTGGACAATTAGACGAAATGAAGAGGAATATAGGTGAATCAGATGGATAAAACAAAAGCCTGGAAACTCTACGAGAGTGGGAAAAAATACAATAATCAGTTAAAGCCTAATTACTACGACATGGTCGATGCGAATTGGGCTTTTTTTAATGGAGATCAATGGCGAAATGTAGATGCAGAGAATATGCCAAAACCTGTGTTTAATATCATTCGCAGGGTAATTACATTCTTAGTTGCTTCATTAACGAGTAGTAAGACGAAGATTCAATTTGAACCATTACAAGGTACAGAAGGATTGAATCAATTTGATCCATCACATATGGCAACCGCACAAGTAAACAACTTACTTGAGAAGTTTAAGTTTGATATCAAGCAAAAGGATGCGTTATTTGATTCTGCAAATACAGGCGATGCAGCAGGACACTTTTACTTTGATATGAACAAGAAACCTTTTGGAAATGTGGTTACACTAACAAACGGTATGCAGATTGAAGGAGTAACCGGTGAAATTTGCATGGAATTAGTAGATGGAACAAACATTTACTTCGGTAATGCAAATAATAACGATGTGCAAAGTCAACCGTATATCATTGTTAGTGGTCGAGATATGGTCAAGAAGCTAAAAGAAGAAAAGTTACAGTATTCTAAGTTGAAAAAGATGATCACAGACTCTACCGATGTGTCAGAAGATAACACAACATTTGATTCTGCCGGTGACAATGGAAAGATTGAAGTTGATGCAGATGGGTATGGTAAAGCGCAGTACATTATTTTATATGAGAAAAAGAAAATCATTAAAGATGGTCAAGAAGTAGAAACGGTATTCGCAACCAAGAGCACAGAAAAGTCCTATATCTATGAAGAATGGGATACAGGTATGAATAAATACCCTGTTGCTTGGATGAATTGGGAGAAGCGAAAAGGCTCTTATCATGGAATAAGCCAATGTGGAGCTATTCTACCGAACCAAATCTTCATTAACCGTATGTTTGCTATGGTTATGTATCATCTTATGATGACTGCATTCCCTAAAGCTGTATATAACGCAGATTTCGTACCAGAATGGAACAATGAAATTGGCTCTGCTATTCCTATTTATGGTTCAGATATTAATACAAACATTCGTAACATCGCAGGATACTTAGAGCCTGGTAATATGAGTGGTCAAATCGTACAAGTGTTAGAACTAGCGATTAATACAACAAAAGAAATGTTGGGTATTAACGATACATCATTAGGGAATGTAAGGCCAGATAACACTAGCGCAATCATTGCAGTACAAAAGAGTGCAGCAATTCCATTAGAAAACCCTAAAGCGAATCTATACCAATGGATTGAGGATATAGGGGAGATTCTTTTGGATATGATGGGTACGTATTACGGTCAAAGACCATTACCAATGAATGTCAAAGTACCAAAAGTTGATCCAATGACAGGGCAACCACAAATGAATGTTGATGGCTCACCTGTTGAAGAAGAACAAAAACAAATTGTCATGTTTGATTTTAGCCAATTAAAAGACTTATGGTTGAATGTTCGTGCAGATGTCGGTGAATCTTCATATTGGTCTGAAATTGCAGCTCAACAAACACTTACAAATATGTTATCAAATGGCTTAATTGATGTGATTCAGTTCTTAGAACGAGTACCAGATGAACAAATTCCAGAGAAGGAAAAGTTAATCCAAGAGTTAACTCGTAAACAACAACAAGCCGAAGCTATGCAACAACAACAGGCGCAACAAGCGCAAGAACAACAGATGATGACTCAACAACAGAATATGGAACAAGAAGCAATTAAACGACAACAAGATTTAGCATTACAACATGAGAAGTTAGATATAGAACGAGAAAAAATTAAGAGTAAGAAATAAGGCATTTTAGCTAACCACCATATTAGCTAGAGTGCTTTTTTATATGGAGTAAGG